CTCCTTCTCTGGGAAGCGCCGGCGGTATTCTTTCGTGTAAGCGTGATGTTTGTCGCGATCACGAAAGCGCCGTCCTGCTTCCTTTGCGCGAAGCTTCGAGAGATAGCGTTGTCGGTAACGACGTCGAATTGCAGTCCGCTCTTCTGGGTGCGTCCGATTCCATGCCACGGCACGCGCCACAGTGCAGGGGCTACAACGACCCACGTTCAGGCCGTGCTCGCAGATCTTGGCAGGAGTCGGCATTTAGCCGACGCTCCGCGGCTCGACCCGCACCTTGCGGCCCGAGAGGTCCTCGAGCGCGCCGGCGAGCGCGTCCTGGTTGCGCGGGTCGGCGAAGATCGCGCTGATGACCGCGTCGCCGTGGAGCTCGAGGATCAGGACACTCTCCCCGCCCCCGCCGCCAGGCGCGCCCGTCTCGACGCCTGCACCCCCCCCGCCACCCCCGCCGCCCGACGCGATGGCCGCCCCGCCGGCTGTGGCCGCGCCGGCCGCGTTGGCCGAGAGCGCGGTGCCCAAGGCGACGAGCGCGATACCGACGGCGATCGCCGCAAACGGGTTGGTGATGAACTTCTTGATTGCGTCGCCCGCCACGCCGAAGGCGATCAGCGCCTCGCCGATCGTCTTGAGCGTCGCGCCGAGCACACCCTCCACCATCCGGCCGAATCCGCGGAAACCGTGGGAGAGCCCAGCGAACATTCTGCCCAACGTCTCCCCGAGCCCGACGAAGGCGTTGGTCACGCCGTCGCGGATCGCATTCGAGACGTCGATCAGCATCTTGCCGCTGGCTTCCGCCTGCCGCGTCGCGGGCTCAAAGTCCATGCCGTGCGCGACCGCATCCTGAAAGCGCTTCAGCGCGGCCGCGGCCTGCTCGCTCGTCGCGCCGAAGGTGGCGACGACCCGCGCGTACTCCGCCGCGCGTTCGCTGATGAATTGGTACTTCTCGCCGAGATCGGCGAGCGTCATCCCCTGCGCATTGAGGACCGTGTTCAGCGGCACATGCAGGGCGGTGAGGGCGTCCACGGCTGCGCCATACGCCACGGCTTGGGCGGCCAGGAAGTTGTAGCGCGGGCCGAGTATCTGCGCACGCTGCGCACTGACGGCCAGGGCGTCGTTCATCGTTCTCATAATTTTCTCGACGCTCTCGCTGCCGCCGCCCAGGTCCCCGAACCCCTTGGTGAGCTTCTTCAGCTTCTCGTTGGCGTCGAAGATCAAGCCGCCGATCTTGCCGAGGGTCTTGTCGGAGAGGGCGTCCAGCTTGCCGCGCAGGAGGTCGCTCACCCCGGTCAGCTCGGTGATGCCGAGCGTCATGACGTCGAGCGCGATCACGGTGCCCTTCGCCGCCAGGAAAAATCCCTGCACGATCGCGCCCAGGTCCTCGAGCAGGATCTCTTTCACCTTGTCCCAATGGGTGGCGACATAGATCCCGCCGCCGGCGAGGCCCAGGATCGCAATCGTCGTGAGGCTAGCTTCCGAGGCCAGTAGCGGCAGGATCTTCATCAGTCCCCCAACAGCGGCGATCACCTTCCCGATCACGAGCACCGTCGGACCCAGCGCGGCGAGGAAGGCCAGCGTGTAGATCACCGCTTGGCGCACGCCGACCGGCAGCTCGTGAAACGCCACAATCCATCCGCGGAGCGTGGCGATCCCCGATCGCAGCAGCTCGATCACTTGCAGGAAGACAGGCTGGAGCTCGCGGCCGAGGCCGAGGAAGAGCCCGTGCACCGCCGACCTCAATCCATCGACCGCCTGGAACAGCGGCCCGAAGGAACGTGCGGAGTCGGCGAGCAGCGTATGGAAGGCCCCGAAGGCTGCGGCGAGCAGCGGCAGCGAGAAGGCGACGCTGATCTCGCGGCCCGCGCGCGCGATCATCCGGCCCGTGCGCTCGACGCGCCGGGCGACGGTCTCCATCTGGCGGCTGAACTCGGCCGTGTTGGCCGAGAGCCGCACCACGAGCGACGCGATCGTCAAACGACCCTACCTCCTCCGGTGGCGGACCGGGTGCTCGATCCGCGCGGCCGCCTTCGCCTCCATCGCCGCCTCCCGCTCGCGCTCCGCCTCGAGCTCCAAGAACGCGCGCCACTCGCTCAGCTTCCGCGACGAGATGCTGCGGAGCAGGCGGTCCGGGTCGGCGATGCCGAGCTCGCGGGAGAGCTGGAACGCGAAGTAGCGGCTCTCCCGCTCCGTCAATTTTTTGCGAGCTCCTCCATATCCTCGTCCGTCAGGCCCGACAGCCGGGCCGCGACCTCAAAGACGCGGTTGATCGCCGCGCCGCTCTTCTTCCCTAGGGCGGCCGCGTCCTCGTCGCTGAATAGCCGGGTCACGCCGTCCGCCGCGACGCAGGAGCGTGCCACCAACTTCGCCCGGAAGTTGCGGAGGTTGACCTCGGTCTTGCGGCCGCGGCCCTTCACGCAGGTCGCCTCGAAGTCGTCGCGCTCGTCGCCCGTGAGACCGCGCACCGTCACGGCGCCGCCCCACTCTGGCACGTCGACCGCCTCGGTCGTGATGTCGGGCACCGCGAGGATGCGCTCGCGGTCCAGCTGCTCGAGCTGTTGCTTGGTCATAAAGGTTCCTCAGCGCCTAGGCGGGGTCCGGGGGTCAATTCCCCTCGCGGTCCTTGTTGAAGGGGCCGGGCCGTGGCCGGCGGCGCAACCCCCCGCTGTGGTCCTGCGGCCTGCGGTTACACGGCGGCGCGGGTCAGCGGCACGCCGTCCGACCCCTGCATCGTGACGGGCGCCATACCCATCTCCCCGACCCCGCCCGTATAGGGCGGATACTTGTCAATAATCCCGTTGCCGCTGTAGCGCGGGTTCGTGGCGCTCACGCCGGTGCCGCGCACCGGGATCAGCTCGAAGGCCGTCTGCACCCCGACGAGCGGCTGGATCGTGGCGTCGATCTTCGATGCCGCGTAGTCCTGGTAGAACTCGATCTCAACGTCCCAATCCTTCAGCCCGCCCTTGCGGGCCTTGGACGTCATCCCCATGGCGGTGGCGTCCAAGAGATCGGCCGAGTAGTTGACCTTGACGCTCTTCACGTGGTCCGAGAGGTCCACGGTGTTGATTTTCACGGAGGCGTCGGTAAAGACGAGCGTGGCCATCGGTGACTCCTTTTAGAAAATCCCCATGAACATCGCGAACGTGATGCTGTTGCCCGAGCCGCCGGCGACGCTCCAGTTCGCCCGCCACTGGTTGTCGGAGGCGATCGGGCCAGCTAGCGGCACGGCCCACTGTGAACCCTTCGCCGTCACAGCGGCGAAGGTGATCCGGTCGATCGGCGACGGGAAGCCGCCCGTGTCGTCGCTCTGCACCTTGAAGGTCCAGGTCCCGCCGCCCGCCACGGCCAGGACGTGGAGCGTCGCCCAGAGCTTCTGCCCGCTCCCGACGAGCCCCTGCGCGAACGCGGCGCCGCTCGCGGCCGCGGTCTCGACCGAGTTGCGGAGCAGGATGCCGCGGATCAGCGCGTCGTCCGAGCTCTCGGCATCGAGCGCGAAGGCGAGCATGTCCCCGTCGTTCGCGCCTGGCTTGTATTGCGCGAACCCAGCGAGGAAGCTGAACGCGGGGTCGCCGGCCAGGCCCGCGCCGGGGCTGAGCGTCACGGGCACGCTCGCGAGCCCGATCCGGTTGAACAGCACCTCGTCGACGAGGTCGGTGCCGCCGCTCCAGAAGCCCTCGAGCGCGAGCGAGGTGGACTTGAGGCCGCCCTTGCGCGCCTTGCCGCCGCCCCCGGCGAAGCTGGTGGCGTCCAGTAGGTCCGCGCCGTAGCCCATGGCGATCTTGTTCATGTCGCCCGAGAGATCCCAGGCGTCGACCCAGAGCTTCGCCTGCGTCAGGACTTGGATCGCCATCAGCTCACTCCCGGTGCCAGACGATGAAGTCGACGATGCGGTGGAAGCGCGCCGTCTGGGGCTCGAGCCCGAGATCGATCTCGTTGTCCACGAACATATCGAGGATCTCGACGCTCGCCACCACGCCGCGGAAGCGGCTGTAGCAGGCCCGCACCTGGTCCCCGACGTTGCGCGCGTCCGTGCTCGTGTCGCCCCAGCAGCTGAACTGGAACCGCGGGCTCGCGACGCCCGGCTCGCTGCCCATGGCGTGCTGACGCGGCCCGCTGATCTGCTGGTAGACGACGTAGGGCGTGACCGCGTTCTGCGGCGCCGCGTCGATCGGATAGAGCCGCGCGCCGATCAGGGCGGTCAGTGCGCCGAACGCGGCCCCGCGCGTCACGAGCGCGTCGTCGATCGAGCTCATTCGGCCTCATGCGGCGCCAGCCTCCGGAAGGCGGCCTCGATCTCGCCACCGAGCGAGGCGCCGATCTCAGCCACGGCCTCCTCCACGCCGCCGTCAAAGGCGGGCCGCAGGAAGGGGTAGGCCGCCACATGGCCGACGACCCGATTGCCGCGCACGGACTCATGGCCGAGCTCGACGAGGTGCGCGATCGACGAGCTGCTTCCGACATCCACGACCGCCTCCTCCCGGCCGATCCGCTCGACCGTCGTGCGGATTGTCTCGGCGAGAGGTGGCTTCTCGGGCCGGCGGCGCG